GCCTGCTGTTGAATAAGGTCAGGGACACGTCTACGCATTTACTAAGTGCGTAGGCTATGTTTGAGTCAATATTCGCCCGTGCCACCACATACGCCTTACATCCGGGAGTCAGCTAGTGACGGTAACCAATCCGTCCCATAGCCATAGACTTTAGATGCTTCGGTGTAGACTCGTAAGAGTTTGACGCGTTTGGGGATGGAAATGTCCTCAAATAACTCAGTAAGTGGTGTCTCGTGACTTCTGAGAGCTCTCGACAGAGCTTTTTCTTGAGATACACAGGTATAATGTTGCGTTTCTGGCAATGGTAAGTAGGCCCGTTCCGTCCACACTAAAGGAGTGTGGGTCAGTCCATTTTTACTCACCATACGCTGAACACCGGGTACTCTCCCTAAATAAGGAGAGTCCCAACCTATGCTAGGTAATGGTAGACCAGTTTGCTCTTCTATGCAATTTAGGATATACATACCTAAATTGCGCAGACGCTTCCTGGCGAGTTCTCTAGTATGTCTTTCAACACACAACAAAAACCCGTCTATATCTGATTCCCGTTTTCCATGCGGGGATATAGCCAATACCTGGGAGTATTTCGAGTTTACAGTTATGTCAGCTTTCTGACGTCGCGTAGAAGAAACACTGCGCGAACCGCTTTCGCAGTTCAAATGTCCCTTGACTAGGCTGGTCTCAGCTTTCACAGCTAAGCTACTCGCGCCATACTCCGGCTGCCCGCCTGTTAGTTTCAGACGAACAGGTGCCACATCTTCTCCGGCCAGATAATCTCCGCCGCAGCTTTCCCGAAAGGGACCCTTATGAAAGGATTTCGATTTGTTGATTATAAGGCCTGATTTTTCAAGCCCATAACAAACAAAGTCGAACCATTCTGTCGGGCAGATTACGTCATCACCGTATACATAAATCCTGTTAGAAATCTTTCTAGCAGGTAGCAAGGTGAAAAACTGTACTCCAGAGACCGCGGATGAGTGTACGATTGTGGAGAGGATGGGAAAACACATGCCAGCTCCCATGTTAAACGCCTTACGCAGTTTAATGGTTTTCGAAACCAACCAACTCTTGTTTTTCTTATCGTAATGGATACTGTCGAAGGTTTTACCTTCTACAGGTCGTTCCGAAAGAGACATAGAGAAAGATGCGTGGGTTGATCTTAACATGTGAATGCCTCGACTGATAGCGGGAAAATTCCTGAATACTCTTTTTACGAGTACGTCAGAAACCATATCGGAGGCATCCTTGAGATCAAGAGTGGCATGTAACCCGTCCACACTAGCTTGGCAAGCTAGGCGCTGGTTTATAGTTTGGTCTTTGAAGTTCACCCTTTGTCGTGTGTCCGAGCAAATGAGCTCAGCCATGACTGCGCCGATGGCCATCTGACCCTTTTGAGTCAGATAGGGCTCCATAGAGATGACTCTAGGTCCCCGAGAATCCTTAGGCACAAAGGTGACTTTACAGGTCCGGTCAACGACCGGAGTCCTGAATCGACCACGAAGTGTTGGACGGGATTTGAAAAAACCAGCAAACTCCTTGGCTTGCAAAGGAGCAACTCCAGTAGTGGATTCGTCTAAACGCTTCCACAGAAAGCTGGATTCCTCTTCGGTAAGAATTCCAGAGTTTTTAAGCTCTGAAGCTTCCTTAAAGGATCCGGGCCCGTCATAGGGTCTAACTTTCGTAAAAAGATCATGGAGTTGAATTTTGGCAAGCGACGGGTACAGAGTTTCCGCATTCTTACGAACGCGCTCTGTCCAGTCCCATTCTAGAGAGAACTGGGATAGTCTCTCTTCTCTAACGAGAAATCCGTCCCATGCTTTAGCGAGCTCCTTTTGGGGCACGTTACAGCCCAACTTGTACGTATAATCGCACAGTTGTCGGATTTTTCGGAGACTGGGCGCATGCCCAGCTATAGCCAGTTTTAGGTCACCGCGCATGAATAGCGGGCCACCTGCTTTGCTACGCCGGAAGCTTGTTGGATAGGCAGAGCCTACCAACATTTTTCCTGCCTCGATACACTCCAACGTGTATTTCGAGAATAATGGCAAGGTTTTGTACAGAAAGGCAGGACCTTCGTGGTCCAGACGTGCTAACACGTACCTTCTGTCAGACGGGTTAATAGCGAGGTCTGTACATAATTTGGAATACATCCCTCTCACCCAGAGTGAGACACGCTTCCGACTCTTTTTTAGAGAAGGAGAACGCTGCATACTGCTCCGTAATCTTACGGTTAGGTTGCTGTTGTGTCATTAAATCCTCATAGATTAATGAGCAATATGCTTTCTGCCGTCAAGAATCGGCCTGCTGTCAAAGGCAGGTTATGAGATCAGGACTCGCCCATAAGAAGGCGGTTAATGATTTCAGGAGTAAGCCAAGTAGAAATCTCCGTAACCATCGCATCCATTTCAGTTGTGGTAAAACCCACAGGAACTGAAAGTTGGACCGACACGTTACAAGAGGACCGCTTGGTCACACCTGCAGTCGTTATGTCCTTTTCAAATTTACGCAGTACAACGACTTGTACCGGACCGGATTTCCCAGCTGTTTTTGCTGGAGTTATTTTAACCCGGTTCGCGGGGTCGCTGAATGCGAGCGTGGATAACGAGTATTCCCCATTACCTACGGAATTGTAGACAAAGGAACCTAAATTAATAGTTCCGAAAGCCATGTCATCTGCCTTTGGTTAAGTACCAAGTGTTGAAAATCTCCCTCCATGAGGGAGCACTCCACTCGGGATGAATCATTGGTGCTCGAGTTGGTAAGACAAGGTGATCACCAGCCTCAGACCGATAGTACACGTCAAGTTTCCCTAAGGATCCTTGCCATGCTCTATTGCCTTTGAGGTTAATGCTAGCCTTACAGCTCCATCCTCCATAAAAACTGATAGTTGGATTAAACCAACCCCGCGGATGTACGCTTTCGAGCACATCCCCTACGGGCAGGAAGTAATCTACCACAAACGAAAGTGGTATTACGTCCCATACAGTTTTCAAGTCTGGGTGGAATCCGATTTCGTCGAGTAGAAATTGAATAATTTCATTCGGCGTATCGGGAATAATCGAACCGACGTCCCATGAGCCGGTCATTGTGATAGTACCGTCGATATCCACTAGAGAGTAGTTCCCGTCGTGGTCCTTTACTTTTAAAGGAACACGCCTCGTTTGAGGAGGGGACATCTTCTCTACTGTTTTATGGATACCGCTAAGGATATCACCCACAGTGGCCATAAGTGATTTGACATCACTAATGAAGGGTAAAACTCCCCAAGTTAGCCCACCGTAGGTAAGCGATTGAGCGAACTTCTTTCCGAACATAGCTAATGTGTCGTCAAGATCAACCAAGAATGGAATAATCTCAAAAGAGTTATTCTCTTGGAAGTCGAGAGGCAAATAGGCATAATTTCGGACGAACCAGGGAATCATGGACGCATTGAACCATCGTGATGGTATAACGTTATCGCTATGCCACCCGTATGCTTCGGCGTTTCCGCGACTGACCAGTTTCACCTGGGTGCAAGGTTTCCAAGGATTCCTTGTCCCGTTGATGTAACGTCGGTTGTCGCTGTCTATATATTCAGTGATGAACTCAACGTCGGTTTTTAACTCGCCGTTGGCGTCATACCACTGCTCCCTGCCGTATCGCTCTTTCCGCGACATGTACACACCTCGCTTGTAAGTCAAGGGCAAG